AGGAGGGCTTTGGCCACATAGAGGGTCTGGAAGGCTTCGAAGGCAGGCCAGAGGTCGAGGAGCGCGTCGATGGCCTCGGGGCTCGGCTCGATGGGATTGCCATCGGCATCCCCGATCCCCTCCCATTCGAGGATTGCACGCCGGGCCAGCGCCTTGGCCATGGCGAGCGCAGCCTCCTCGGTCGCTGCCCCCTCAGGCAGGTCGGCAATCGCCGGATCACCGCGGGCGGAGACCATCAGTGCGGTGGTCAGCGGGCGGAGCCGGACACGCACTCCGGGGATGAGATCGCACCATTGCGGCGCGTTGGTGAGGTCAAGGGTCAGCATGGCGGGTCTTCTCAATAGGTTGCAACGGTGTTGACGAGGACCGCGGTGCACATCCGGGCGGGGCTGGTGGCCTTGGCCGCCTGCCAGTCGAAGGTGGCCTGGATGCCCTGCGGGCCCGGGATCTCGATCCGGGGGCGTGGCAGATAGACGGCGTGCGCCGTGAAGGTGAAGCTGGCGTTGGCGCCGAGGCTCCAGGCGAAGACCAACTCGCAAGGCGTGCCGTCGATGGCCTGCGTGATCAGCGCGGTGTCGGCAAAGCGCACCTCCACCCGACCGGTCAGCGCGGCCATGCCGGGATCGGCGCCCTCGATGCGCCCGTCCGAGCGGATGGTCTCGATCCGGTCGAGTCCGTTGGAATAGGTCACCTCGGCCGAGATGACGTTGCCGAGCGGCGAGCCGTTGCGGGTGATCGCTCCGTTAAAATGCCCGAAGCGCTGCAAGGCCAACGAGGTGGGCGTGCCGGCCGCCGTGGCCGCTGCAACGCTCTCTCCCTGCGCCACCAGCCGCGCTGTCGCGGTCAGCAGACCGGAGCGCGCCATCTGCCACGACAGCTGATCGCAGACGCAGCCCGTGTACATCGCATAGCGCGGCACCTCGGGCATCGCCGTCTCAATGGCCATCGACGGCAGCGTCCAGTTCCCGGACTGGAAGGTGTGGGTCTTCGGCGTCGTGCCGGTTGTGGTCGGTGCCCCGAAGGCCGCCTTCAGCCAGAGGCCGAAGTTCTCGACGTCGATCGGCACCACCACATCGCCGTCGGCGGTGACCGCGTCCCTGATCGGGGTCAGCGGGTCGCGCCCCTGGCCGAGCAGTTCGGAGGCGATCAACGGCTGTTCGGACCCAAGCGTAGTGCTGGCGAAGGGCACCGTGCGATAGCCCGAGGCGGGCGCAGTGCCATAGACGGTCTCGAACGCAAGCGCCATCTGCGCCCGCGCCCCATGGGCTCGTGCCATCGTGTTCTCCTGTCGTGGTTGTGGTCAGGCCAGCGGATCGGCCGTGGAGTAGTGCAGGACGACCGGGATCACCGCTGCCTTCAGACTGGCGGCACCCTCGATGGGCATATCGACCGGGCGCGGCGCTTCCGCCTCGACCCAGTCGCAGAGTCCGCCCAGCGTGCGGTCGGTGGCAAGCGCCGCGCCGATGCTGGCGCAGAGCGTGTCGAAGGCGGCATCGCGGGCGGCACCTTGCACAACCGCCTCGATCTCGGCGCGGTGCTGGTAGTGGTAGCGCAGCGGCGACAGCGTCACCTCGGGCTCGCCCGGCTCGCCGTCGCGCAGGATCAGGAGGCCAGAAGCGGGCACGCGCTCGGGCAGCATGTCGCCGCGAAGGGTGGTCGCGGGCAGCGCCGAAAGCCGCGCGTGCAGCGCGGCGAGGATGGTTTCGCGGGGGGTAGGCATTCGCTGCTCTTGGCTTGGACGTTTAGGCCTTTGGTTGATCGCAGCCTCCTTGGGGTGCATTCGCTTGCCGACTGGAGGCGCTGCTGATAGTTCGGACCCATGCATGGCGCAGCAGCCGTGCGATGGAGCGTTTATGTCTACGATTGCGGGTAACCGCTAAGTCCTTGAGCGGTAGGACAACTCGGGTCAGATGAACCTTCGCGATCTGCGATGGGTTTTCTGCTTATGCTCGCAGACGCTCGAACAGAATCAAAACCTGCGACGGCGATGCGGGCTTTCCGCCCTTAGCAACCAGCATGCGCTGCGGGTGCAAAGGGCATCGAAAGAAGAATTGCGATGAACACCAGACCGACAATCCACGACGATCTCCCTGCATTGAAAGAAGTGCTAGACGAGACCGAACTGTTCCCAAGCGAACTGCTGCCCGAAATGATCAGGGGTTTCCTGGCAGGCGAGGAAAGCACTGACCTGTGGCTGACATGCGAAGTCGACGGGGACGCCGTCGGCTTCTGCTATGCTGTCCCAGAGAAGCTGACAGATGGCACGTGGAACATGCTCGCAATCGCCGTGAAACCTTCGCTTCAGGGCCAAGGGCACGGAGGCGCGCTCGTGGCACAACTTGAACTGACGCTTCGGCAGCGCGGTCAGCGCATCGTCATCGTAGACACCTCGGGCGCGGACGCTTTCTCAAAGACGCGAGAATTCTATCGCATCCAAGGCTATACGCAGGAGGCCCGGATCAGGGACTTCTGGGCGCCCGGAGACGACAAGATCGTTTTCTGGAAATCGCTCGGCTAAGTCAGTCAGGAAGGTGGTTGGCCCGCATCGCGAGCGGGCCAACTGCATCGCGACCAGCACGCGGGAGCAAAAGCAATATCCCGCTGCGCGTCATTGGCCCAGCCGCCCCTCCACCCAGTTCGCCACGATCAGCCCTGGCACCTCGTCATGTGCCCGCTGTGCATCCCGTGCGAGGTCCAGCCGTTTCGGCAGCTTGACCTGTGGCACCAGCAGGAAGATGGGCGCAGTCACGAGGCTTCGGCCGGTCTTCGACCGTGAGGCGACGGCGTGGCCCTTCTTGTTCAGCCGCCCCTCGGCCACCAGAAGGCTCGGTCCCCCGCGGCGATAGATGAACCGCAGGCGCAGGCCGGTGCGGCGTTCCCATTCGCCGGGGGTGATCCGACCGCCGCGCAGGGACTTGCCTGCGGCGGGCGTGGGGATCGCCAGCCACAAACCGTTCTTTGACCGGATGAGCGGGCCGGTGTCGTGGGCGCCGACGATGACCGGGGCATTGGACCAGACCACGGCGGCCGCGTTGAGGCTGGGCGTTGCCTTCGGAAACTGCTCCGACCGGATGGTGCGGGCAAGCCGGGGTCCGAGACCCGCGCCGGTGATCTGCAACCGCCACGCCGCCTTCAGCCCTGTCCCGGCCTCGCGGATCGCGGCGGACACGGCCCGCTCGCCCGCCGCCACCTCGGCCGCCATCATCGCGACGATGTCGGGATCGATGTCGAGCTTCAGCTTCATCGCGGTCATGCCGGACGCAGGTCGACGGTCCAGACCACCCGCTCGCGGTCGCGAACCGGTTCGCCCTGAACGAGGAAGGCGTCGCCGTCGATCTCGATGCGGTCGCCGGGGCGCGGGGCTGGAACCTCGGCCACGCGCAGGTCGACGCGGGTGGTTTCGGACCAGAGCCGCGCGTCGCCGAAGTCGGTGACCGCATCGGCACGCCGGGCAACGATGCGCACGAGAACCGGCGCACCGCCCTCGGCGATATAGACCGCATCCCGGCCGATGTTCGGATCAGCGAAGAGCGCGCCGACGGCGGCGGCGAAGGCGCTCATCAGAACGCCCCGTTCAACCGCACCCGGCCGACCACATCGCCCGCGCCACCCGCCACGACTTCGGTCGCCACGCCGATCAGCGTGTTCGAGGTGGTGACCTTGGTGGTCTGGCGGGCGGTGTTGTCCCAGTAGATGCGGTCGCCGACGGCCCAAGCCTGGGAGCCGAGCTTCTTCAGCTCGTAGACGCCGACGAGCGCGGCCTCGACGGTTTCGCCGAGAGCGGCGGTGCCGGAGGCCACACCGAAGATGGAGCCGACGAGCAGGCCCTCGCCCGAGACGACAGCATAGGGCGCGGTCAGAGTGAGGGTGTTGCCGGGCTGGACGTAGGTTTTCATGGGGAGGATCCTCGTGGAAAGACAAAGGGCGGCCCGTGAGGACCGCCCCTGTGTCAGGGTTCAGCATGGGGTGCCGGGTTACGCGCCCGGGTTCTTGTAGAGGCCGCGCCAGTCGATGGCCTTGGCGCCGAAGTCGAGGCGGCACTTGATCTCGACCCCGTCGACGTCGAAGCCGTTGCGGGTCTCGATGTAGGCGCCCTGCTGGCCCTCGAGATAGGCGTACTCGATGGTGTCGATCTGGTTCGGGCTCGCCGCCAGATACCAGGAAGTGGCGCTGGCGGCGTCGAGGCGCGGCTCGCTGATCGGCGAAAGGGTGCGGATCGACTGCGGGACGACCTTGGCACTGTCGGCCGGGACAAGGTTCTGGGCGACCAGTTGCTCGGCCTTCAGTTCCAGCGCGGCCGGGACGATCAGGAAGGCGGGCCGGATGTTCAGCACCGTCTTCTTGTCGAGGCCGGTCTGCAGGGCCATCGCCGCCCGAGCCGCCCCGACGCTCGCCACGTCCAGCGCGGCACCGGTGCCTGCGAGGTTCTTGTGCGTGGTGTGGAACAGCGCGTTGCCGTCGGCCATCGCCGGGTTCGAGGTGATGATGCCCCAGACGACATCGCTTTCCAGCTGGGCGATGGAGTTACCGTACATCGCCGGGATGCGGGTGAAGGCGTCGAGGTCGTCGTTGATCAGCACCTGCCGGGTGATCGCGACGACCCGGCCATAGGTCTTGACCTTGTAGCTCTCCTTGCTTTCGCCCAGCGTCCCGCGCTTGAACTCGCCGCTTTCACCAACCTCGAGCAGTTGCGGGGCTTCGCCCAGCTGGACGCGGTGCATCGACTTGAAGTCGGTCGCCAGCACCTGGCGGCAGAAGAGCGCGAAGGTGCGGGGATAGGCGTCATAGGCCTGCCGCAGGGTCTTGTTGGTGACGGCCGACAGGATCTCGGGGAAGTCCGAGGTCGAGTGAAGCGCGCGCGTCGCCACCTCGTCGCGAGAAAGCCCCCGCGTGTTCACCCCGGCGTTGCCGAGGCTTTCGCGGGCCAGTTCCAAGAGCGTCATGCCGCGATATTGGCGGGCGGCATCCTCCAGCGGAAAGAGCGTCGGGCTGTAACGGTGCAGCAGCGCGTTCGCCACGGCGTCGCGGCGGGTGACGCGTTCGTCCCGGCCGCCAAGGGAGATCGAGACATGCGGGAAGGTGCGGGTCTCGTCGGACTTGGCAGCGACCTGGTCGAGGATCAGGCGGCGGGACTCATCTACGCTGATCCCGCGCTTGACGAGATCCTCGGCGAAGCTGCGCTCGAGGTTCAGACGGCCAGTCAGATCGTAGATGGTGGAGACGCGGTCGCGCTCGGCCTCGCGGGCACGGGTCGCGATGGCCTCGCTATCGGGCGCGGCGGGCGCATCCAGCATGCGCGTGGCCGTCGGTTCGGGGCCTGCCGGCGCCGCGACAGGCTGCTGGCGGGTCTCGCTGCTGGCGGGGACATCCCCGGCCACGGTGGTCGTATTCTCAGGCATGGATGCCTCCTTTTGCATGCGGGTGTCGACGATCTCGACGGGATAGCTGGCTTGATCGGCGGCGCGGACCTGCGCGCGGGGATCGGCGGGAACGGTCACGAAGCTGACCTCGAGCGGGGTCCAGCGTTCGACGATGCGCTGCTCGACCTCGCCCTTGGCGGCGGGCTCGACCACCTTCACCCGCTCGATGGAATAGCCGACCGAGACATTGCGGATGATCCCGTCGCTGATCAGGCCGAACATGCGGTCGGCCGCCTGATCGAGCCCTTCGCGCGGGAAGCGGATGGTGGCCTTGCCCTCCTTGCCTTCGATCCAGGCGCGTTCGACCACGCCGACCTGCGAATAGGACGACCAGAGCGAATGGCTGTCGAGCGCCGGGGCCCCGGCATTGAGGCGCGTCAGGTCCACCGCCCTGTCGCTGACCTCGAGGATCTCGTCGAAGGGCACGGATGTGTCCCAGCCGGTCCAGCGCCGCCGCCGCACGGCCGCGCCGGTGGTGAAGACGACGTCGACCGAACGAGCCTCGGCATTGACGGTCGCGGGCAGGATGGGCGCGCGCCGCAGCTGCATCGGCAGGGCGACCGGGGCCGCCATGATCGTGTCGGGCATGGCCCTATTCCTTCTCTGGTTCGGATGCGGGGGCGGCCGGGTCACTGGTCGGCTCTGAAGTGGGGTCGCCCGCCTGCGCGCTGCCGGTCTTGGTGACGCGCCGCGGATCGCTGTCGAGCACGAGACCGAGGCCATCGAGCTTGGCGTTGGTCGCGGCGATTTCTGCCAGCACCGCGTCCGGGTTGTGGCCCTGCCGCGCAATGGCCTGCGCCAGCGTCATCGTGCCTGTGCGGATCGCCAGCAGGTCGGCCATCGCATCCTTGTAGGGATCGACAGCATCGAACTTGGGCGGCGACCATTCCACGGGAACATCCGGCGTCGGGATCTGGCCCGCTGCCCATGCAGCTTCGGTGAACCAGCGCCATACGGGGGCGCAGAGCATCGGGATGAAGAGCTGCCACTGGACCGCGTCGATCATGCGGCGGAACTCGACCAGCCCCGCCCGGATCGAGGAATAGTTGACCTGGCTGAGGTCCCCGGTCAGCAGCTCATAGGGCACGCGGAACCCGGCCGAGATCGTGTGGAGGCTCGCTCGCTTGTACTCGCCATAGCCGCCGGTGGCCGAAGGCTGGTTGAAACGGATGTCCTTGCCGCCGCGCGCGTAGGCAATCAGCCCCGGCTCGAACTGCTCGACACGATTGCCATCGGCATCGACCACGGCAGGCGCGATGCCCTGCTGGGATTCGTCGTCGCCAAAGACGATGGCAGTGACGCAGGCCTCGGTTTTCTTGCGGACCAATTCGGCCACTTCGTAATCGTCGAGATCGCGCAAGCTGCGGATCACCGGCGCGCCCCAGGGAACGCCGCGCGCCTGCGTGCGCTGCTTCTCGTAGACATGGGCGATCTCGCTCGCGGGCACCGGCCGTGAACCAA